GCGATGTCAGCCGCGGCCCCCAGCTCGAGGTTGCCGGCAGCTGCCAGCGCCAACGTCTTGGGCAGCGCCGACATGATCTCGTCGGTCTCGAAGCCGGCCATACCCAAAAACTCGATACCCTCGGCGGCATCAGATGCGGAAAACTTGGTCGTCGAGCCCATCTCTTTGGCCAGGGCGGTCAGCTTGTCGAAATCTTCTCCGGTCGCTCCGGTGACGGCTGCCACGCCGGCCATCTTTTGCTGAAAGTTGGCCGCCACGCCGATGCTCTTGACCAGCACGGCACCCAGGGCGACGGCGCCGGCAGCCGCTACGCCCATAGCCGCCTTGGTGGCCGTCCCGAAACCAGACGTTTCCTTTTTCAAGCCCCCGATAACTTTGGATGCGTTATCCTTGGCATTGATCAGGATGTCGAGATCTTGTCTACTCTTGGCCATTTCCCGCTCTTTTCTGGGCTTGTTCCTTTACGATCGGCTCGATACGCTCGAGGTGCTGAAAGGCGGTTAGATAGTAAATGGAAAGATGGGCCCGTTCGGCCAGGGTGGCGTTGCTATCCCTCCAGAGCAATCGATAGAGCTGATAGAGTTGACGGCTCTGCGGGGTGATCTCCAGGGCGGGACATCCAAAATGGATATCTTCGCCCAGCTCGATTATACGGTCGTTTCCTTCGCCGGAGAGATGTCCGCAGACGCCGGCGGGGTCGCATCCTCCGGTACATCGAGGGCAGTTGGCTCGTCCTTGGGGATCGTACTGGTCTCCGAGAAGCTCCCAGCGAACGAGCAGATCAAGTTTTTTAGCGCGTCTCCGGTTAGGCCGGCCGTCGCCTCAATGGCCGTGCGCACCTCCTCGATCAATCCTTTCCCCTGGCCCTCCTGGTTGATGACCTCCCGCGTCTGCTCCTGCAGTTGCTCGGCCCACGCCCAGGCATGATCGGCATCGCGGAATTCCTGGGCGTTGATCACTTCTGCCAGGGCGAGCAGTTGCACCAGCAGGCTCTCCCGCTTGGGTAGGGGTAGACGGATAAACAGCTCGATCGGATCCGTCACCTCGACGCCGTCAAAAAAGAAGTTCTGCCAGGCCCGGGTATGCTCGGCCAGCAGTTTCATCGTCCCCAGAAAATCCGGGCCCAGGGCAAGAATGCGATCCTTGTACTCGTCCTTTTCGAGCCATTCCTTGAGATGCTCTTTGCGCCAACGGAAAAGGCCGTCCTCCGTCTGCTGGGCAAAAGCCATCTGATCGATCGAACGCAAAAAACGGATCTCCAGGGAGAGCCGTTGATCAGGGGGCAGTTCTCTATTGCCTCCATACTCGGGGACAAAGACGTTCCAGCTTTCTACGCCACCGGTTCCAAAATCCATTCTGCGAATCTCCTGCTACGGGGTGTATTAGCTGGGCGACCCCGGGCCACGCCCGGGAATGCAGACACCCCGTGAACTGCGCCGCCCAGCCAAAAAGGGTTTTTCTTTCAGATAAGCGTGGCCGACAGGTTGTCTTCGCCAGTCGATCCCAACGCCTCGAAGGGCATGGTGACCGTCACCATCCCGGAATCGGGGATGTCCTTGGCTACCGGATCGAACTCGACCTGGTCGGCGTCGATCTGCATTTTGTATCCAGAGGCCGTCCCGAACGTCCAGCGCACATCCTTCTGCACCTGGCGCCGCGACTGGCTGAACAGGTTCACGTCGGACTTGCGGCAGACGATCTTCATATTGCCCGATACCTTCCACTTGCCCGTGTTGATTACTTCGGTCGGGCAATCCGACCCCTCCTCCTCGTTGAGGAGCCCCAGGCCGGTATCGAGGACGATCTCACCCCCCAGCGCCCGCTGCGTGGTTGAGCCGCCATCGATCGACGTGGTCACCTTCGTCCCGAAGGGCACCAGCGACCCGGTGAAGACCGGCGTGGGCAGGTAGGGAGCGACAGTGATCTCATCCTGCCAGCTCTCCGACGTATCCAGCTCGGCCGTCTCGGCACTGAAGTCCAGCGAGGTCATAAAGAAACCGGATCCGCCGTTGGTGTTGGTCCCCAGCTGCACCAACGAGTAGGTCGCGTAATAGTCCATGTCGTCCATCGTGATCGTCGTCTGGGCAGTGCCCCATCCATCGGTCGTGTTTTCCGACGTCTCCCCGAATTCCTTGGCCGGGCCCGAAAACTCCAGGACGATCCAATCATCACCGCCCCAGGTGATCTTGAGCTGCGAGCAGACGGCCCCACGGACAAACTCGACCACATCCCCCAGATCGGCCCAGATACCAGCATGGAGGGCACTACGGTCCTCCAGCTGCGTGTAGACGACGGAGGTGGAGCCGGTGACCGTCTCCGTGCCGAACGCCAGCTTGAGGAAGTCCCCAATGTCGGGGGCGACACCCAGGGAGCCCGACAGCCGCAACAGGACGGTCGCCGTCCACTTGGCCATATGACGCCCCTCGGCTCGCTCCAGGACAGAGAACGTCCCGCCGTCATCGTCGGGGGCCTCCCGTCGACGATCGGAGTCCTCCAGGTTGATCATCCGCGCCTTGAAACCGTCGCCGGTCGTCGGGTTGTTGGGCACCCCGTAACTGCCGCCCGTTTCCATCTTGATGAAGCCTTGCAGCTTATCACCGTACTGAATGGTTCCCATGCTCACGCTCCTTGTTTACGAAGAAAAATAAACTTCAAGGTTCATCAGGGCGGCACGGAGCACGCCCCCTTCACGGGGTGTAAAATCTGAATAGGCTACGTTCTGCTGCAGGCAGATATCCGCATTGTGCGTGCCACTCACCAGGAGGGTAGAATTGGCCTCAATCATCTGGTCAATCGCCGTCATGGTGCGCTCGAGCCGCTCGTTGGCGATCTCACCGGGGAGCAGGCCGTTGATCTTCTCTATCGAATAGATGAAGACCTGCAGTTGTATCTCATGGAAGCGGATATCATCCGACCGGTCCTCGTCGGGATATTGCGTACTCTCCGAGAGGATGAGCGCCGCCGGGAAGGTGTCATAGTCGGCCAGGGGCGCCTCGTAATACCTGGCGATAGGCTCGAGGGTGATCCCATCGTCGATCTCGGTGTCGATCGCTGCCAGGAACGCCGGCAGATCGTTGGTCATCATCGACTCGAGTGCCACGCGGGCATAGCGGGGGTTCTGATTGCCGGCCATCAGATAATCGCTCTCTGGTAACCCTGTCCGGTGTTGAAAATGTGCTCCTGTATGAGCTTCATCCAGCGCGTCTGCTGGGCCTTGGTCAGCTGGATCGGCGGCCGTGCCGGCATGTCGGGTGTGCCCGTCTGGTGATACCGGGCATAGGGCACCCGTGTACCGATCGCTAACCCCAGTTTCGACGGCCGGTAGATGAATCGCTTGTTGCTCTTGTTGGTCAGACTACCTATCAGATCTCCCTGGCGCTGCAGGATCGGCTTGCCCGGGAAGTGTGCGTTTTTCCAGGCGGCATAGGCAGGAGACAGTGCTTTCCATCCTCCTGATCCGCTCTTGCCCTGGCTGGCAAACTGCGCCTGCCCCCCTTCGAGGAAGTCATCACGGATATCCGGCCATACGCCGCGCAGATCCTTGATGTTCGCCGAGTAGAGCCCGAGTGCACGGTCGAGCTGCTTTTGTCCGTGGACCTCGAAGGTGAAGTTGAATAGGTCTTGACGGGTCGGCATGGGTTACATCTGCCAATCATTGCCAAAAGCTGGATCATTCTCATTGCCACTGCTGTCCACATCGAACGACCCCGCCGGGTTCTGATCATCGACGGCCACCGGGGTGTCGTTCGAATCGGACACATCGGGCAGGGTCATTCGCCGGCGTGAGAGCATCACCAGTGCGGCCTCATACTCGAGCCGCCACGCCCGGGCGCGATCGCTTTCCTCGAAGATCCCCGGGACGGCGTTCTCGGCATCGGCGGCCGCGCCCTTCATGTTCAGGTTCTTCAGGATGTTGAGCGAGCGAGCAGCAGCAGCGCTGATCGGCGTGACAAACCCCACGGCATCGAGCACCCCGTTGATCATGTCCGCTTTTTGCGTGATGAACTCTTTCAGCTGGACCAGGGTGGGCGCTGTGGTCGCAGAATAATCCTTACCGGTCAACCCTACGACATCATCCTCGTCGCAATAACCCTCGGTGGGGATGGTGACGGCCATCAGCTATCCGTCTCCTCGTTCACCTCGGCCAGGGCATCCAGCACCTCTTCCGGGAGCTCAGCCAGCGACTCCTTCAGCTTCTCTTCCTCTTCCTCGGTCAACTCGGCCGCCGTCACTGTTCCGGATGGGGCCCCATCGCCAGGCTCGTGCTTCATCGCCACGTTCGGGTATTTGGGGAGCAGCTTCCCAGCCTTCAGCTTCTCCATCCCATCCTCGAAGCACTCCCTCCATGCCTCGTCCAGCACCAGGACGGCGCCGGTGGCCTGCAGGTTGCGCAGCGCCCGGGTCTGCAAAACATCCTCCGGAGGGATGGGCGCCAGGAAGCCCGCCTCGTTGATCGCCTGATTGATCGTCTCGCCGACATCAACCAGAGCCCCCTCGACCGCTTCCCTCTCCTTTGGGGTGCACACCCGACCGAGCAGGTGCTGCACCTCGGTAATCGTCGCGTACATTAGTTTCCTCTCGCGAAACGTGGCGGTACGTAGATCCGACTCGGCTCCTCCACCTCTTCCTCCTTCCCATTCAACACCTGGCCCATCTTGCAGGCGATCGCCTCTTGCGCCCTGGCTAACATCCGCATGGTCAGCAATAAATCCGTGGGGCAAATGACGTGCGTCCCGTAACTGCCCGGGGCTGTCTCTTTCAGGGTGACGACCACCTGCGGCGGCTGTCCTTCCTGCTCCTCCTGCGCTTCGACCAGGGGCACTTCTGTCTCTTTTTCCGGGGTGTCCATGTCATCTCCTCAGTTGCCAGTGACCATGATCAGCAGCGTCGTCGTGCTCGATGCCACGGAGGCTCTGAGCCGCCAGAACTTCCGCCCGTTGTTGGCCACGTTGATCTGGCTGGTGACTCCCGCGCCCAGGGTGGCCAGGGTCGCAGCATCCTCGACCACCCAGTTGGTGCCGTCCGCCGATGAGTCCAGCGAGCAGGCATTGAGCGCTGTGGCACCGGAATTCTTGACGAAGAAAGACAGGTTGGTCAGTGCCAGCAGATCGACCGGGCCGCCGTGGACGTCCAGATCGGTGTCAACCGCCGCGGCAGCCGCCAGGGTCTCGGTAAGGGTTGGCTTGCTCATTTGTCCTTCCCTGTCTTCCTGGTTGCGCCGGCAGTCTCCAGCATGTAGCGCTTGCGGGGACTGCCCTTGGGCTGGATGAACCAGTCGTCGCCGTGCTCCTTCGACAACTTCCGGATGGAGGCCCCCGATAGGTTCCGGACGGTCCCCTCGACGATGTTCCGACCGAGGGTCTTGGTAATCATTACGCGGGGCATATTATTGTGCTCCTTTTTCTAATCTGAACTGGGGTTCGTGATCGTCGCCGTCGATAACCTCACCGATGACCAGGTGTCCAATCTTACAGGATAGATCGACGTAGAGAGGAAAGCCGCAATGGCGGACCAGGTTGCAGAAGTAGATATCCTCCGAGCAGCGCTCCTCCTTGGGCAACGCCACATTATCACGCTGATCGACGAAGTATCGACCCTCGACGTTGACCTGCTTGTCGATACCGTCAAAGACCGACATATCTACCAGGAGGAAAGCGCCGCCGGTCGCATCATACTCCTGCAGGCCGTGGCCCTCTGGAGGCACCATAAAGTGCCCCTTGCCCTCCCGTCGCCAGAGGGTGGCAGAGAAAGGCTCCCGCCGTTGCCGGCATAGACCCCCGACGATCGGGACATCGTGGCTCAAAAGCCGCTCAAGGGCGTCGATATCGAAGGTCATGTCGGCATCGATGAAAAGCACTTTCTTGGCTCCCTCCCCGCGGGTCCGCCTGATCCCCTCATTGCGCATCCCAGCAATGGTATCGGCCTGGATCCACGTCGTGGTAGCATTTCCCTTGCGGAGACCGAACATGCTGGCGTTGTGCCGCTTGTAGGTCATCTCCCAGGAGAGCGGCACAACGATATGGATACCGCTCATATCATCTCTCTGGGAGGGTTGGGGTTGAGATGGGCTGGAGGGCTGGGGGGAGACCCGAAGGCTTCCCCCCAGCTGCTCCAGACGATGATCGAGAGAGTTCGGGGTGTTTACCATCTTAGATCAATCTCCCTCCATGTACTCGACCCAGATGTTGTACTTGCCGGCCGTCAGGTCGGCGGTGGCGATCGTGGCCAGCACCGATACCGCGGCCGACGTCTTGATCGGAATACCGGCCACCAGCTCGGTGAGCACACCCGCATCGAATTCGCCGTTGTCGAAAGCGGTGGCCGCGATGAAAGCGTCATCATCGCCGGTGATGCCCAGCTTAACCGTGGCGGATCCGCCGGAGGTCGATGACGTGATCCCCTCGATATATGCCCGAAGGATCAGGGCATTGTCGGGGATCGTCTGCGCTGCATCGTCCTCGTCGGTCAGCGTGATCGCCCCCTGCGCCCCACCCAGATCGCCGAAGTCGTACTGGAACTTCAGCGCCTTGGGCAGGACCGGCCCCAACTTGGCATTAGTGACCGCATCGTCGGCAATCTTCGCCGTGGTGACGTTGGCGGCCAAGAGCTTGGCGGTCGTGACCGCATCGTCGGCCAGTTCGGTCGTGCCGATGGTGCCTGCGCCGGTCTGGACATCCGGCGCCACCAGCTTCCGTCTGAATCTCTTGATACCCATGACCTATACCTCTCTGACCCGGTTAGGTCGGTTTACTCGACGATTCCAGAAAAGAAAACCCCGAGTTCCGACGCGGTGACCTTCACATCGACGTAGTCGTGCACCTCGATGACGTCGGCCATCTTACCCGCAGGGGTATCCTCGTAGTTGAGCACCGAGCGGGGTCCCCAGCGGAACGAGTAGAGCGCCGACGGGACGTCCTTGGAAGGACTGGACGGCACGTAGTAGAGCAACGCGTTCTTGCCCCAGATGAAGCTATTGGAGACCGTGGCGCCCTTCTTGGCCGAGTTGTAGCTGGCCACGCCGACGATGATCTCATCGACCTCGAACAAGGCTGCCAGGTGCTTGAGCATCACCTCGCGGATAGCGTTGACCGGCAGGCGATCGACGATGTCCGGATGGTCGAGCAGGACGGTCAGCACCTCGCGCCCCATCGCCAGCCGGTTGGGCCGTTCGCCGGTGGCCTTCTGGATGGCGTCGGCCTGCGCCCGCACATCCTGGATCGGCTCCGAGGTGGCCTCGGTGGACCAGTAGATCACCTGGTTGGTCGAGACGGACGAGGCGCCGGTGATGTCGGTGTCCCATACGGAGGTAGTGAACACCTCGGACACCCACTGCAGCTCGATCCTGCGGTTGACCACCCCGAGGCAGTAACGGAGGTCCGCCTGCTCGAGGTTGAGCGCAGCATCGGCGTTTTTCTTGGCCTCCTTGGACGTGGATTTGCCCCAGGCCCAGTCGTCGCAGTAGAAGCTGTCGTTGGAGAGGCCATACTCCCCACGCTCGGCCAGCGTCTTCTCTGCTCGGGGGCCGGGAATCTCATCTCGGCGGAAGTCGTCGAGGGTGAAGATGTGGTACTTGTCGGACTGCTTGGGGACATCCACGACCGGGGCGAGTTGATCCCAGACGTACTGCTGAGAGCCCCAGGCAATGGCCAGATCCGACAGCGCGGCGTCGATGTGGACGTCGGAGGCGGTAGGATTGCTCATGGTTGAAATTCCTTTTCAGTAGGCTGGGGCAACACCCCAGTATGGGAATCGTTGCGGGGTGATCACGAAAGGGGCGTGCCCTATCAGCCGGCGATCGTCTGCGGGCCGATGGCGACCACGTTCAGGATCGAGGAGGCGCCAGCCGTGCCACCGGCCTCGATCGCGAAAGCGATGACCTCGTCGGTGTCGGTGGTCGAGACGACCAGGTGCCCGCTATCGTCGGGCGCCAGGCGATCCATTGCAGTGACCGCCCCCGAGCACACGCCGAACGACTCGCCAAAAACGCGGATGGCGGCCGGTCGGCCGGTGACCGGCTTGTTCTGCAGGATCCCTGCGTTGACCGATGCGGTGACGGCCAGCCTCGCCTGTCCGCTGGTCTCGTCCAGACGGACGGCGTAATACTGCTTCCCGGACAGATCGACGGCAGATTTGTTCTGCCCGAGATCGATGGTGACAGCTCCATCAGGCATGATACTCTCCATTCAAAAGGTTGCGGTTCATCTCGTTGTCCGGGGTGTGGACAGCCGATCAACCAGAGCTGATCGGATCTATTTCTTGTTGCGGTTGCGGTAGGCGGTGAACGCCTCCTCGCCGAACTGCTTCTGCGCTGCTCCCTGAGCATCGGCCAGATCCATCCCACCGGCGACCTTCTCGTCGAGAAACGTCTGGATCTTCTCCGACTCCGCCCGGGTGTCCTCCTGGTTGGACCCGTGGCGGGTGGTGTCGACGACGACCGGGGCCGAAGCGACGAACTCGGCGAACCCTTCCGGATCCTTCAGCGCGAACTTTTCCGCCCAGTCCTTCTGCGACGGGGTGAGCTTGCCCTCGCTGAGCGCACTGGCCGCGGCGTCCCGAGCATCCCGCTCCTGGAGCTTCTTCAGCGCCTCTTCGCCGGCCGTGGCCTGCGTCTGCAGCTGGGTGTGCTGCTCCTCGGACAACTGCACGGTGCCCGAGGCCGGCTCGCTGGCCTGCTGGGACTCGTCTGCCGGCTTCTCGGCCAGCTGGGCGTCCAGCGCGTCGAGTGCCTGGTCGCGGTGCTCATCGGTGATAGTTTCCACGTCTTCCCCCAGCTGGAGGATCTCGCGGATTCTTTCTTCCTTCATGGTGATAACTCCTTGTGAGGGAGTGGTGGAGGGGTGATTTGGCGGTTCAGATGCTGCTTTGCTCTCAGATGTTTCCTGGGTGTAGATGCCCTTTCCACGGACCCAGCCAGCGGCCAGACTCTCGTCGGGACTGCCAAAGAGGCTATTGTGATTGAAATCGACCATCATCTCGGTCGGTGGATGGTCGCTCTCCTCGCGCACAGAGCTGAAGACCGCGTCGATATTGTCGATCATCTCCTGCAGGTGGCTGGGCAGGATAGAGAAACGTCCATACCACGGGTGGAAATACTCGCCGGTGGCAAAGACCTGGACGTGCGAGACATTGTCCTCATCGGGATCCTCGACCTTGGCCATCCCTTTGAGAAACGGCCGGTTGACCAGACCAACGGCCAACAGCGCAGCGCCGATACGATCGCCCGTCCCCACGTCGGTGTAGTCCAGATCGAACTCGGGCGAGATGTAGCGGAACTCGTCGTTGCGGATCATCTCCGCCGCCTTCTCCGTCCAGTGCACCTCCGCCCACATCTCGACGTACGGGATATCCTGCTGGGACTCGACCAGCTGGGCCTGTCCGCCCACCAGGGCGGTGTAGTAGGTGCCGATCTCCTCACGAGCCCGGGCCACCAGGCGACCGCGTTGCTCGTCCAGGTTGGCCAGCCGCTCCTTGAACCGCGTGGGCGTCAGCTCGAGCTTCTGCTGCTGTTTCTTCTTCTTGGCCATCAGCGTACCGCCTCTTGTTCAGTGGTGAAGATGTAGACGTACAGACAACGGCATCTGTTAGATCCGGACGCGGTCGACAGACAGGAAGCGTTCGGCGGCATGTGGGCATAATAGTCAGCGCTGCCCATCACAAACGTCCGGCCATCGTCAGACTCGCACACAGAGCAGACGTTGGTGTCCAGGATGGCCGAGTACTCAACCCGGGCGATATCGTCGGCCTGTATCTCTGCCTCTCTGTTGCGGCCCAGG